GATTCCGATGGGGGCCAAGAACGCGAGCTTGCAGAGTGAAGCTGGTCTTCTCTGACGAGGCTTGGGAAGATTATCTGCACTGGGCTGCAAACAATCCCAAGATACGCGACCGCATCAATGAGTTGATTCAGCAGTGCAAGCGGACCCCCTTCAAAGGGGTTGGCAAGCCCGAACTGTTGCGCGGAGATCTGTCCGGATGGTGGTCGCGGCGCATCTCGCATGAAGACCGCATGGTCTACCGGGTGAGCGGGTCAGGTGATCATCAGAGTTTGGAAATCGCCCAGTTGCGGTTCCACTACTGATGCCAAGCTTTACCGTCGCTGATCTGGAGTTTCAGGCGGCTTTGTATACCCGCCCGCGGCCCTCGATTTTCTCGGAGGTGATGGTCAGCTCGAGCTTTTTCTTCAGGATGCCCGACAGGGCGCCTCTAATCGAGTGAATTTTCCACTCGGTCGCGGCTGCCATCTCATCGATGGTGGCACCGCCCTCGCGGCGCAGCATTGTAATCAGCGTGGCGAGCTTGGTCTGTCGCTTGGTCGGTGTGCTGTCGTTCGGCTGGTTGTTGATCAGGGGCTCGGCCGTCACGGTGTGCTTGGGCTGTATGACGGTTTGGGGATTGATGGTCATGACCCAGCGGGCTCTTTGGGGCTTGGCGATTGGAAATGGTGGTGGCGGTTGTTTCTCGATGCGAATGCTGGTCACAGGACCCTTGACGGTGATCTGGCGCTTAGTGGGGGTGCCTTCCACTCAACCCAGCGGCCCTGCTCAAAGACGTAGGTGTGGCAGAAGTCGCGGCGCGGTTCGGGGTGGACGCGCGGTGCGCGCGGCGAGTTAAAACAATCGAGTCTGTCTGTTTGAGCCTGCCGGATTTCACCGGCGGCGAGGATGTCATCGGGTGTCCACGACACCAGAGCGGGCAGCATGTGAGCTGGGTAACCGTCAAAGTGGCAGTAAATGTGGGTCCATTCCTCAGGCCCGGTCTGAATGGCGATTTGGGCGCGCGTGCTCATGGTGTGGTCCTTGCTCAAATCAGTTGCAGGGCCGCCAGCTGCGCGCTGGTGGCGGCAAGCTGGCTGGTTGGCACTTCGATCTTGAGGTGCGAGATCACGTCCGACGCTTGGGCAGAAATGCCCTCTTCGCGCAGCGCGGCTTCAATGGCCTCGGCGACGGTGTTTGGGCGCGAGCGGTCGAAATGTGCGGGCAGGGCGTCGTGGTCGATGCGGATGGTTGTTAAGGCGGTCATGGAGGGCTTCCTTATTTACTGTCAGTGATCAGAGCGAGAAGAACTGCGGCCATGCCGCCGAGGTACTCGCCGCGGCGAAAGACGATCTCGTCAATCTGGCCTGCATCATTGATGCTGGGATCGACTTCCAGGCTTTGAGCATGGTGCGGCATCAGGCGTTGGGCTTGGGCATTGTAGTGGGTCGCGAGGGTCATGGGCGTGTCTCCGTCGTAGATGTCGCAAAGCGAAAGGGTCGTGGTGTTTTGCACGAAATATGCGTCGCGGATGCGCCGCTTGGTAACTGTATGTTTGCTCATGTGCTGACGCTTATCAACCAAAATAGACTTAAAAACATGGGCTTAATCGGATGATAGATGAACAGGCAAAGCCGAAGGGAAACACGCTATCAGTGAACCAAATCGCTGCATTGTGTGGCCGCAGCAGACAGTGGGTGTTCCAGCTGGTGAAGGCTGGCTTTATCGCCAAGCAAGCGCATGGCAACTACACGCTGGTCTCGGTCGTCAGGGGTGTCATTGATTATTATGAGGACCTTCAATCAAAAAACAGCAGGGGCGCTGCGGCCGGCCGGGCGACCGACGCGCGGACGCGCGAGATTGAGCTCCGCATCAAGGAGCGCAGCCGGGATTTAATTCCGATTGAGGACGCGCGTGCAGAAATCGCTGACTGGACGTCCGCTTTCCGAGCAGAGCTTCAAGGCCTTGCAGCTCGGTTCACGCGCGACATGCAGGAGCGCCGCAGGCTTGAGCAGGAAATAGATGGCGCACTCGACGACTTTCTCGGCGGACCACTCAAGCAGAGCAGGCTCTCGCGGCTGGTGAAGGAGCTGTTGCGGCCGAGCCAGAAGCGTGATCCCGCAGAGTGGGCGGCCGCAAACCGTGTTTATCCTGAGACGGCCGGCATCCCGGGTCCGCGCGATCCATGGCTGACGCCTTACATGATTCCGTGGTCGGCAGCGGTGCACAACGGTGGATACCGCCGCATCGTGGCCGTGACCTCGGCGCAGTCGGGCAAGACCGACAGCATGCTCGACATCATTGGTGCGCGGTTGGACCAGCGGCCAGCGCCGATCATCTATGTGGGCCCGACCCGTGAGTTTCTGACTGATCAGTTCGAGCCGCGGCTGATGGGGCTGCTTGATGAGGCCGAAAGCTTAAAGCACAAGGTCGTTCGTGGCCGGCGTATGAAAAAAACCCTCAAGCATGTGGCCGGGGTTCGTGTCCGTCTCGCGCATGCGGGCTCGTCCTCGGCGCTGAAATCCGACCCGGCCGCATTGGCGCTGATCGACGAGTTCGATGAGATGATGGCCAATGTCAGAGGGCAGGGCGATGTGCTGGGTCTGGTTGAGGCGCGGGGCGAGACATATGCCGACTTTGTCACCGCGATCACCAGCACACCAGCGAGAGGCCTTGTGGAGATCGAGTTGGACGAAGAAAGTGGCCTTGAGTTCTGGGCGCGGTCCGCACCTGAGGATTTGGAAAGCCCGATCTGGAAGCTGTTTCAGGAAGGCACACGGCACCACTGGGTGTGGCCTTGCAAGCATTGTGACGGGTATTTCATCCCGCGCTTCAAACAGCTGCATTGGCCTGAACGCGCCACACCCTCGCAGGCAAAGCGTGACGCCTATCTGAGCTGTCCGCGGTGCGGTGGTATTCACACCGAAGATGACAAGCGCTGGATGAACCAGCGCGGCCATATGGTGGCACCGGGCCAGAGCGTGGCACTGGTCAACGACAATCCCGTTGTCAGTGGCGCGCCTGAGGAAAGCTCTACCCTGTCGATGTGGACCTCGGGGCTGTGCTCGCCGTTCGTGTCGTGGGGCCAGCGGGCGGAGACCTATCTGACAGCACTGCAATCTGGCGATCACGACCGGATGCAGACGGCCATGAACGCGAGCTTCGGCGAGTGCTATTCGATGATTGCCTCGGGCGATGTGCCCGAATGGCAGGAGATTATGGAGCGCCGCTTGCCGTATAAGGCGGGCGAGGTTCCCATGGGCGGTCTGCGGCTGGTGATGGGCGTTGATGTGCAAAAGTTCTCGCTGGTGTTTGTTATGCGCGCCTTTGGTGCGCGTGGCACATCATGGCTGATCGATGCAGGCCAGCTTTACGGGCCGACCGACAGCGATGAGGTCTGGTCGCAGCTGGCAGAGCTAATGCTGCAGCCAGTGGCGGGCATGCAGATCGAAAAGGTGTTTATCGACAGTGGGTTTCGCCCGGACAAGCCGGAGCTTGGCAACGAGCATAAGGTCTATGAGTTCTGCCGCAGATACCACTGGCTGTGTTGGCCCACCAAGGGCCGCGATGTGATGACGCCACCCTACCGGGTCTCAAAGATCGAGGCCAAGCCTGACGGTAAGCGCGCGCTTTACTCGGTCAATCTGGTTTTGCTATCGACCGATTTTTTCAAATCACTGGTGGTCTCGCGCATTCGCACGCCGATGGATGTGCCAGGCGCATTCTTTGTCCACAGCGAGGTGACTGAGGATTACTGCAAGCAGCTGACCTCGGAGGCGCGCATGGTTGTGGAAGGCCGGCCCAAATGGGTGAAACGGTCGCGGCATAACCATTTTTTAGATTGTGAGGCCATGTGTGCGGCCATCGGTTACACGCTCAACGTTCAACGCATCCCCGAGGGTATTGCGCGCTCAGAGCAGGCAGATCCTTCTTCTGGCACCTCTGACAGTTCCACCCAGGGTGATCAGCCGCCATCATCAGAGCGCACTTACTCCCGAGGCTCGGGTGATGGCGCACTTCGAAAACGCTTCTCGCATGCGGGCAGCAGACTGAACAGGTAACCGCATGTCCATTATCTCGAAGGTCCGCGATCTGATCACGGGTTCACCTCTGCCTGCGCCGACCACTGGTGGCGAGGTAGCCTCTCGGCCGACCGGGCAGTACATGCGCGGCGGTCGGGGGGTAACTTTTGCAGGCTGGAAGCCAGCATTGCGCGAGGCACAAGACGATATTGCTGATGCGTGGGATGATGCTGCTGCGCGCGTGGGCGATCTTTTGCACAACAACGGCTGGTTGGCCGGCGCCGTTGATCAGGCGGTGGCCAACACGGTTGGTACAGGGCTGCGGCTTAAATCTATCCCCGAGAATGAGACTTTTGGCATGACGGGTGTCGAAGCATCTGAGTGGTCTAAAACTGTCGAGCGGCGGTTTGAGCTGTGGGCGCGCAATGCGCAAGAATGCGATATTCAGGGTCTACGAACCTTTGGGCAGATGCAAAGCGCGGCGTTTCGTTCATGGCTGATCACTGGCGAAATCCTC